CGGCTACACAGCTGCGATCCCTACGACTCGCGCCAGACCTAACAGCCAGACCCTACTGACATCGAATGCTGGAGACGCCTTCTCTGAAACGCTAAACACACTTAGAGAAAGAGCTCTATCTGCTCCTCCTAAGTCATTTGGATTTTACGAATGGTCAGCACCGCAATACTGCAAGATTACAGACCGCAATGCATGGGCGATGAGCAACCCTGCTCTGGGCTACACAATATCGGAGGAGTCACTTGAAGAAGCTGTCGCAACAAATAAAATTGAGGATATTAGGACTGAGCTTCTATGCCAATGGATTGATTCTCTACAGAGTCCATGGCCTCATGGCGTACTTGAGGCAACCTCCGATGCCACGCTCCAGATTCCGATCGGCGGCTATACAGTATTTGGCTTCGATGTATCTCCATCTCGCCGCAATGCGAGCCTCGTTGCTGGTCAGATTATGGGTGACGGAAGAATCGGTGTCGGAATCTTGCAGACGTGGGAGTCACAAGTCTCGGTCGATGACCTAAAAATCGCAGCTGAGATCAAGGGCTGGGCTGATCAGTATCGACCTAAGATGATTTGTTATGACAAGTACACGACGCAATCGATCGCTGAAAGATTGGCTAATGCTGGACAGATAATTCAGGACGTCTCAGGCCAGCAGTTCTATCAGGCTTGCTCTGATCTCCTCGATGGTCTGGTTAATAGTCGAGTAGTCCATAACGGCCAAGAAGAATTGATAAAGCAGATGAACAATTGCGCGGCTAAGACTAACGATTCGAGTTGGCGCATCGTAAAGCGTAAAAGCGCTGGCGATGTTTCTGCGCCGATCTCTTTAGCCATGGTCGTGTCGATGCTATTAAAACCACAACAGGTAGCGGCTATTTACGCAGAATGACATATATGTAGTGTATAATTACGGCCTATGGGTATATTCTCGCGTAAGCCACAAATTATACAAGCGCAAGAAGCGCCTCAAATTATGGCCGACAGCTTCTACGGCTACAACAACTATTTTCCTGCACTAGTATCTCGCCAACAGGCACTTAGCGTCCCAGCTATTAAACGATGCCGTGATCTAATTGCAGGAACCCTTGCCTCTGTTCCTTTAGAGTATTACAAAAAGTCAACTGGCGAAAAGATTGCTGCACCTCGATGGGTTGAGCAACCTTCTAAGCATCAGCCATTATTTGAGACTCTATACTTTACACTTGACTCGCTACTTATGTACGGACAAGCGTTCTGGCAGATTACTGAGGTTTATGCCGAGGATGGACGCATGGCTCGCGCTAACTGGGTTGCTAACACAAAGGTCGGTTTCATTACCGATCCAGCAACCAATTTTGTTACGCAGTACAACGTTGATGGCAAACCAGTACCTATGACTGGCCTCGGATCACTTATTACATTCCAAAAAGATGAAGGCATCTTAGGAATAGGCGCTAGAACTATACAGTCCGCACTCGATGTACAGAGAGCTGCTGCTATTGCCGCTGCGACTCCCATGAATTCTGGCATAATCAAAAACTCTGGCGCTGACCTGCCACCATCTGAAATTACAGCTTTACTAGCTGCGTGGAAGCGCAGTCGCACTAACAACGCAACTGCTTACCTAACTTCAACCCTAAATTACGAACCTACTTCATTTTCTCCTAAAGACATGATGTACAACGAAGCCATTCAAAACCTAGCAACAGAATGCGCCAGACTTTGCGCCGTTGATCCTTACTACGTCTCCGCTTCACAAAACACCACTATGACTTATGCCAATGTGCAAGATGAGCGCAAGCAGATGGTGGCCTTGACTTTACAGCCTTACGCATCTGCAATCGAGGCCAGACTAAGCATGGATGATATTTCTACTGCCGGTCATTACGTTAAGTTTAATCTAGACGATACTTTTCTGCGAACAGAACCAATGGAAAGATTGCTAGTTCTAGAAAAGATGCTTTCGCTTGGTCTGATTACAACTGAACAGGCAATGGAAATGGAAAGTTTATCTCCTAACGGGAATGGTGAATAATGGAAACCCTATACATCGAAGCTGCATCTATTGAGTGCAACGAGGATCGTAGAGAAATCTCTGGCAAGATCGTGCCACTAGGTACAGGCGAAGTTGGCAACACGAACCTTGGCGCTTATACCTTTGAGGCTGGATCTATTGAAATTGGCGATGTAAGCAAGATTAAGTTGTTATCGCAACACGACATGAAAAAGCCTATTGGCCGAATGACCGCTGCTGAGACACGCGCAGATGGCATCTATGCAACTTTTAAGTTGAGCCGCAGCACAGGCGGCAATGACGCGCTAGTCATGGCGCAAGAAGGGTTGGTCACAGGAATGTCAATCGGTGCAGAGATCATCGCATCAAAGCCATCACGCGATGGTCACACAGTCGTATCAGCGGCTAAGTTAAAAGAAGTTTCTCTAGTCACAGAGCCAGCCTTCAAATCGGCTCAAGTATTAGAGATCGCGGCAGAGGAAATCGTCCCTGTCGAAGAAACCAAAACAGAAAGCGAGACAGTCGTGGAAGATACCACTCCGGTCGAAGCAACACCAGTAGAAGCTGCGGCTGTAGAAGCTGCTCGCCCTACAATTACAGCAATGGCTTACTCAAAGCCACGCTTTGATTTCTCTGCTCCAAAGCAGCTAGAAATGACAATCAGAGCATCACTTGGATCAGATGAGGCACGCGAATATGTACGCGCAGCAGCTGATACAACAGACAACGCAGGACTCATCCCAACACGTCAGCTCACAACTGTCATCAACGGACTTGCTAACAACACACGTTCAGCAATTGATGCAATCACAACTGGTGTTCTGCCAGATGCGGGAATGTCTTTTGAGATCCCAAAGATCACAACACTGCCAACAGTTGCAGAGACAGCAGAAGCTGGCACACCATCTAACACAGATCAGGCTTCTTCATTCGTCACAGTATCTGTTAAGAAATATGCTGGCCAACAGCAATTCTCAGTCGAGCTTTTTGATCGCTCATCACCATTGTTTATCACAGAATTGATGAACAACATGGCTGCACAGTACGCAAAGGCAACAGACTTGGCCGTGTACACAGCACTTGCATCAGGAGCAACAGCAGATGCAACAACACTTACAACATATCCAACAGCATCAGAATTGCTTGGTTTCGTATCACGCGGTGCTGCTTCTGTATACACAAACACACAAGGCTTTGCTCGCAACATCTTGGCTAACACTAGCCAATGGGCAAACCTTATGACATTGAACGACTCAGGCCGTCCAATTTACATGGCTGCACAACCACAGAACGCTGGCGGCGCAGTACGCCCAGACAGCATTCGCGGAAATGTTGCCGGTCTTGACCTCTATGTCACAGCAAATGTTCCATCTGCAAATGACACAGACAAAGATGATTCAATGCTAATCATCAACCCAACTGCTTACACATGGTACGAATCACCAACTTACCAGCTACGCGCTGATGTAATTGCTTCAGGTGAAATTCTCGTTGCTATGTACGGCTACGGCGCGATCGCAACCAAAATTGGTGCGGGTGCGTTCGGTATCAACAAGACCTGATAACAACCCATTAAGTCACTGGCTGGGTAGTGCCCTTCTACCCAGCCAGTCTTTAGGAAGGATCACATGAGCGTAACGACAGTCGCAACTCTTAGAACTGCTCTCGGCGTAGGCACACTTTATACAGATGCGGTTTTACAGTCAGTCTGCGATGCAGCAGATGACGTTATGTTGCCCTTCCTATTTACTAACGAGACTTACAATGTTGCACACAGCAACACAACAACAGAGGGCACTCTTTATTTTAACCAGCGAGTAACAGATATATTTTATGTTGGCGAAAGCGTGGTCATAACAAAAAATGGCACACCTTTTAATGGCACAAAGACCATTACAGCAGTAGATGTACAATCGATCACTTTTGCAGTAACAGGAACTCCAACCGAGCAAGGTTATCATCCAGTAGTTCCGCTAGGGGTAGTTTCCGGCACAACTCAAGCAGATTACACAACCATCGATGCCGTCAAGCAAGCATCTCTGCAAATCTGTGAGGCTATTTGGCAAGCAAGAAGTGCGCCAAGCGGACAGGGCATGACAGTTGATGGATTTCAACCTAGCCCGTTCACAATGTCTAACACATTGCTGGCTCGCGTTCGCGGACTTTTAGCTCCTTACCTATCGCCTTATGCGCAGATTGGTTAGCCATGCCATCAGCAATTACAACACTACGCGCAGGTATCGCCGCAGCTCTTACTGACAATACAAAATACTCGGTTTTTGCATTCCCACCTGCAACACCTATTGCTAACAGCGTTATAGTCAGCCCTGCTGATCCATACATCACACCTTCTAATAATGCATATAACACAATTGCTCCGCTGGCTAACTTCCAGTTAAGCATACTTGTACCCTTGCTCGATAATGAGGGTAATCTGAATGGAATTGAAGATAACATCGTTCGGGTATTTAACCTGCTCGCTGCATCTTCATACACTTACAACGTCACAGATGTATCCGCCCCGGCGGTACTAAGTGCCGCTTCAGGTGATCTACTTACATGCAATATCAATATCTCAGTCCTAACGAGTTGGAGCTAAAATGTCCGAGTGGGAAAAAGAGCAAGAAGCCTTCCTGATCAAGATCGGGCAGGTAGCACCATCAACACCTAAGCCAGTAACTACTAAGAAAGACGAGGAATAATCTCATGGCTGTATTTCTAAATAACAAGGTCGGCGTGAAGATTAACACAGTCGATCTTTCAGACCACGTTACCGCAGTAACACTTAACCGCACTTTCGACGAGCTCGAAGTGACAGCAATGGGCGATGGCGGACATAAGTTCGTTAAAGGCCTTGAGGCATCATCTGTCACAATCGACTTCCTCAATGACACAGCAACAGCCAACGTCCTACAGACCTTGCAAGCTGCATGGGGAACTAACGTCACAGTCGTTCTACTTCAGGAAAAGGGAACCGCAGTATCTGCGACTAACCCTCTCTACACAATGACATGCCTTATCAACGGCACTACAGACATCAACGGCGCAGTCGCTGATCTCGCAGTACAGAGCCTGACATTCAACGTTTCAGGCACTACAGTAGTTGCTACAACAGGCACATTCTAAGAAACTAAACAAAGGGGCACAGCATGGCAAAGTTAATAGTCACACTAGCGGACAACAGCGTTACCGAGATCGAGATCACTCCTCGCCTTGAGTACGCGTTCGAGCTATATGCTAAAAAGGGATTTCACAAAGCGTTTCGCGATGATGAGAAGCAGTCAGATGTCTATTGGCTTGCATGGGAAGGCCTTCGACTAAGTGGAGTCACAGTCAAGCCATTT